ATAAAAATAGAGCGAGACACACATTTTAAAAATCGCGTCCATGATACCACCTACTACAGCGCCTGCAGGAATGGATATATGTTTCTCTGTAAATATTTCACTGATATCAATCCAGTCATTCACGTTAGTGTGTTCTTTGACAAACACCGAGAAGTTATAGAAATCGTGAAGTATATCACCATCAGCCCAACCGTCGTTAATGAGGAGAGGCAATTCCATAAACGCATAGTAATCCAAATACATGGACTCTACATCTTGATCTCTCATCTTTTCAACAAAGGTCATTGACAACTCAGGGCGATAGAGCCTTGTTACAGAACACTCAGCGGGTCGATCTCTCCAAGGTTTGTCAGCCTTATTGATTTCACAAAACAGGTCACCATTGCCATTGCGGGCATAAAAGCGATCTTTGAAGGTGGCAAAATTATCGTCTCCAGGCGTTGGGTTGGGAGCTTGCCAAGTATCTTCTCGCTGATCACGAGAAGCCACAAAAACTACCTCACCAGCAATCGTTCGATATGTCCCATTGGTTGGTATGAACGTATTACTGCTCTGCAAAGACGATGAAACACATAGACACATGTCTCCCGGATTGCGACATTCGGGACAAATGTTAATAGTGTAAGCTGAGTTGTTCTCCAACCAACGGATTTGTTCCACATCATGAGCATCGCTGACCTTACCGAGCCACTCGAGAAATCGAGACATGTTAGGGAGGGTTGTCACAAATTCGTAAGCTCCTTGCATATCTCCTTTCCTGGTGGCAACACTTATACCAAACGACCAATAGTCGGGGTAACCTACTGGATCATCGCACTTATTACTATCAAGTGATATTCCATCAGCAGCAACAAAAGGTGCTCTCACAACAGGCTGTATGCGATACTTCAAACGTCTCATTGCTGCATACGAGGCTCTGTAGTACCGAGGTATGTTGAGATCATGGACATTAGTTGACACCATACACAGATTCGCTAGCATAGGTGTTCTACCTTTGGCCTCAAGAGCTGCTTGTGGGGGGCACCAGCCAATCCCATTATTGATTCTCATAATATCTGCAATAGTTGGATCTACACCTTGTATCTTCTGAGGATTGTGGATAGCAGCATCATCGATGATAATGGTGTGCATACTCGATGTAAAATTGTCATAGTACTCCGACTCAGCAGTAACAGTATATCTAAACGCTTGATCTGGGTTCCGGCCTCGTCTTCTGGCATCAAAGTCAGCAATGACGGTCATAACACTAGACTTACCAATGCCAGATTCTCCATATACGATAAGACCTAATGGAGCTTTACGAATAGCTTGAGCTGCCGTGACAGTGAGATAGCGTTTTTCAATCGCTTGTAACTCGAATTGTATCCCGTGAACGAGCTTACCTTCTGGTGTCGCAACCTTCATGTACTTGACTAAACCTTTGCTCTCCTCGATAGCCGAAGATAGCTCACTTAAAAAAGTGTGGACGTCAAGATTAACGGCTGCCGGATTGCATAGAAACTCAGATTCCATTTTGAGTTTTTTTGCTTTGAGCATCCACTTACTGAGAACGTCACCATCAATGAAAAAGTGCTCGATATCGCCAGTGAGCATAACTTGTCTGCCTTGTTTTAGCATAAAGACAAGCAAACCAGCACAAGCATCCATGAAACTTAAACAATTAATGAGTGTAGGTCTAACCTTCCTCTTTTCAAGCTTATCAAATAGCTCAGAATCAACTTCAATCCCTAGTTTGTGATAAACACAATGCATTATAAGGTGATTGAAAAAGGTTTTGAGTCTACGACTGAGTTCTGAATCTTTACAACGTGCATAATTGTCATAGAAATCTGAAATTGTGTTGACCCAATGGCCATCACTCTGAAGTGAAAAACTGCTCTTAAACATTTTAGAGAACTTAACAAGAAGATCTTTGTAAAAGTAGACAGTTGCACGACCTGTGACAGATCGTATGAAAACGCCAAGTGCAACACTTCCTTCTTCAAGGGATCTACATCGACGTAACTGATACACAAGAGCACAAACATCTTCGGCGAATTTAACAAAGGGTTCGTACTCTTCAACAGTTGTCATGATGGTCTCAAAAGTTTTACCTGATTGTAGGACAGGATCGTTTGGGTCAGCACTATCATTAGAAGAGTCGGACTCATCAGAGATTCGTGGTGGAGTGAACTCTACCGACATATCTTCTGAAAGCTCCATAAGAAAGCAAATTGGGTTCTCCATTCTATAGTAACTGAACGTTTTCAGAGGATCAACAATGCCCCAATTCCAAATTAGTGTCACTCTCTGTAAAGGATGGTGAGACTGAATTGTTGAGAAAACCTGTTGCAATGTGCGTGCTTTAAACACATACATAACTGGGGTGTCGAGGCCATCATGTCTATCAATGATTTCAATTGACCTTAAGGGACGACTATGGCACACTCTTAGAGTGTAAATAGGCAGCCTGACTCGAGAGTTAGATAACTCCGTTGTGTTACTACCTTCATTATTTGGGACGAAATTGCCCTGAACCGAGCGTGAAAGGTTAAAATTGTTAAACATGATAATATTGTGACTCTGGTTCTTAAAAGACGTATTATTCAGCCAGTCAGGCTATAGTGTGTTCTAATGTTACACACAAGATAATCTTGACTTCAACATGATCAGTAAAATTCAAAATCTAGACGGGTGTTTTGTAATTCACAAAGGTAAAATGGTTTACATGAGGGACCAAATTGTTCATACACCAACTACGGTTGGTGCTACCTCCATATCTAGTATTAGCGTGAGCGAGCCCGTTACGCTGAGAGGCTAAACTAGAGTTATGGGTGAATGACAAAACGCGACAAAACTGCCCGTTTTGAAATTAAATATGTTGTCGACCACAACTATGTGGTAAGACATGTTTTGTTTTGAAATGTTATATTTTTTATTTTTATGTTATTATATGCATGAACATGTAAAATGCAACAAAAAGTGATTGTAATCATTGTGGGTGGTATAAGCCCACTCATAGAACCGATTATATACCAAGGGATTTTAGTCTTTCCTAACGTCAATGTTCTTTCACATGGTCAGGTAATAGTTTTCAAATCGGAAGAAAGTCGACACTTGACTACTAAAAACGGATAAAATCTAAAAAGCTAATAGTCAGGGAATTTCGCCAACTAAAAGGTAATCAGATAACGAAAACTACGATGGTTACCAAACCATCTATATATAGGCCGTTAGGCCGGGCATTTTTGCCCTTCCATAAAACACAGCTTGCGCTGTG